ACTTGAGCCCGGAACTTACAGAACAACAATATATGATCGAGATGGATAACCGCCTCGGTCAACTAGTAGACATCGCGTTCGCCGGCGGAACCTCGACGGGCCTCGCATCGCCAGCCTTTGTTGACGACGATCAGATTGCAACGTATTATCTCACTCAAAATGTGGGCGGCTATATTAAATCCTCGGCACCCGGAGCGCTCACTTCCGATAACGACGGTGCCGGCGCTCAGCTCCCGCCCAACTGGGAATCGATTTCAGGACCTCGCGGTACTAAGCTCGGGTTTTCAATATTTGCAAAAGATGCATTACGTCAAAGCGACTATCTCTTCAATACCATTGGCGAATCCAAACCCGATCCTTTCGGCGACAACCAGGACTATTTAGTTATTAGTTCAACGATACGCGTATATGGTGTCACCACTGGCTATAGAATAGATATCCCCGTGGCGTATGTAAAGAGCACAACAAGCTAAGATTTAGGAGAATATAATGGCTAACTCATTCAAGACCTTCTTACCAGAAGACATTGCGAACACTCGGACACTATTGCACGAGGCGATTCCAATCACCGGTACCATCGTTTCCGGAACCTATTCAGACAACAACATTAAGGGATACGCACATGGGATGTTCCAGTCGGTCTATGACTATCCGTACTTAAGTTCTTCTGCTAACCATATTTTTGATATTACGTGGGGATATGCCACCGGGTCTGGTCTGAACAACCCCGATTACGAACAGAATACTAAGAAGATAAACATTTACCAACAAATGTGTCTCGTGCTTAACAACACTGACATCAGCGGAAACATTAAGGATTTTGATAAAAACGGCGCCGAGGACTACGATACCAGCGATGACCTGCGAGAAGTCGTTTTCGTTTCGTTCGCACGATTGCTGAATAAGGATGAGATCAAAAAGGAATCGTTCTCAATTGATTTGTATGCCACCAGCAGCGCTGTGGGAACCGCGCGCGGAACAGAGACCACGATCTCAGATTATAACGCAGCCACCAATTATAAAACTAACAGCCCCGCCGGCGAATACGGTCTTCTCTACACCTCATCGACCGATATTACAGACAATAGCCCAGTGGGGCACGTTTATTATCAAGCGGGCATCATGGTCCTCACTGCTTCGTTCTTTACGGGTCAGTTCGGCGGCGGAGATAATACCGGCGCCGGAACGGACACACCAGGCCCAGATTCCGACGCGGGCTGGATGACGTCATCTATGAACCAGATGCTGAAAAGCGGCACCATTGATCAACTTTCCGACGGTCTGCGATATGCATTTGATAATATATCGTTTAACAATACGACCGAACTCAATTCTACCATTTATTTTGCTCGCGCACACAATACTGAATTTAACTATTCTGCAAATACAACCTATTTGTCGGGCTCTGAAATCGTTGTCAAGGGCAACAACCCAGCGGCAGATCCAGTGGCCTACATCACATCTGTGGGGCTATATTCACCCGACAATGAACTTTTGGCTGTTGCGAAGTTATCCGAGCCCCTGAAGAAAACTCCTTCAAACGAGATTACTCTACGGGTACGGCTTGATTACTAAACTAGTAATTACAATTACTTAGAGAAAAATAGATGCCTTATTATAAGTTTAAAAAGAACGAGATTCTCCGTAACACTATGGAGACATATCCCGAAGTACAATTTGATATAAACGAGAATAAGGTCTACCTCAATAATAAAAATGCTGAGTCGGGAGCGTTTGTCTCAAACGTCGGCTGCATGGATGTAGGTAATTTAAGCCTATACGAAATAAATGTAGATCGCCCAAGCGACTCCCTGGTATATCCTTTTGTCACGAAAGAGGGGAGTTTTGAAGCACTCGGCGGCGTTTCCCAAAAGGACTATTTTAGCGCTTTTGAATATGGGAACGTGGTTTCGGGAACATATCCGCTAACGGCTTCATTAGGCCGGGAGCACTTTGCGGTGGATCACGGCACCTTATTCCCCACCGGCTCGCACGTGTTGGCTCTGCGGGAAACCCTTAACTACTATCAGCCGATGTCCAATCATTATGCGTTCTCGTCGTCTTTGTGGAATAAAGCGACACAGGAACTTTCTCTGCTTTATATACCTTCTATTTTCTATGGGAGCAAAATATACCCAGGCACCACAAGCCTTAAGTTCTATATTTCGGGCACACTAGTCGCCGAAGCTCAAGATCTCTATCGCAACGGAGAGCTTATCCAAGTTTCTGGCAACACATACGCACAGACTAATGGCGCCGGCGCTGTTGCCGGTGTGGTTTTATATAAAGAAGGTGTCGTTGTCTTGACAGGAAGCTGGGGCCTTTCTGAGGCTACCCATGATCGCGGCGCCGATACCGGGGAGTTTCGCTGGATTGATTTCGCAGCCGGCGCAAATGACAATATCGGAGGCGTAACGCCGTCAGCCAGCTTTAGAGTTAACTTCGAAGGTCAGAACAATATTGAGACCATCACCATGTTTGCAACAGCGCCAAAATCGGAATTGAATTTTTCCACCAACCAGACACTATTAGACCATGCGTCCTACTTGTCTGGAACGGTGGTAACCGGATCAAATCGATTTCAGGAATCCGAAGAGGTTGAAATATTCAATACTGTGAGCAGTTCGTTTTACCGTTTTGAATCAGACTTTAAACATCAAACGTTTATAAATAAAATAGGAATTTACGATAAGAATAAAAATCTCATCGCAGTGGCCAATCTAGCCACCCCCATCAAAAAAACTGCTTTACGAGATTTCACATTTAAGTTAAAATTAGACATATAGGAAATAAATTATGATATTGGGTTTAGACATAAGCACAAGCATTACAGGCTTCTGTGTAATCGACGCCGAGAGCGAGATTATAACATGCGATGCTTGGGATATGAGAAACAAGAAGAAGTTTAAAAATGAATTTGACAAAGCGTCCTTCATCAAAGAAGAACTTACCCGCCTTAAGGTTCAATACCCGATTGAAAAGATCTATATTGAGAAGCCTCTTACCTTCTTTAAAGCCGGCGGCTCAACAGCCAATACAATGGCCGTCCTCCAGAGGTTTAACGGGGTGGTATCATGGTTGACATACGAAATCTTTGACAAACAACCCCAGCATATCACCGCATCCCATTCTCGAAAACAATTAGGAATTAAGGTGGAAAGAGGACAAAATACCAAAAAGCAAGTTGTCGCATGGCTTCTCGAACATGTCCCCAATTTTGCAGTGGAATATACCTCTCACGGGAATCCCAAGCCCAAGTATTTTGACATCGCTGATGCCACCGTAATCGCCAAAGCAGGCCTTAAACTACTACAATCCAAAAAAAGCTTGACTTTAATGAATCAATAGTGTAAAGTATTAAATAATATGTTTAGAACGAGCACGATTCCATATGAAAGAAAAGCTTAATATACTTAAAGAAATCCTTGGCCCTTATTACAAATCTCGCGAAGAGTATTTGTTTGAGTGTCCGTATTGCAAACACTACAAGAAAAAGCTTTCAATTAATTTAAACTTGGGAGTCTATAAGTGTTGGGTGTGCGATAGCAAGGGCAAGAGCCTTCAACGTCTCGTTCGTCGCTTCGGTCACGGGGATCTCCTTAAAAAATGGTACCAGTTGACTAATCAAATTGACATGTCAGAAATGGGCTCTCTTTTCGAAAAAGAAGAGATAGTCGAAGAAAATCAACGACTTGAGCTTCCGGAAGAATTTGTCTTCCTGGGTGCTTCGAACCTTTCTCGCGAAGCCGTGCGCCCCATGGGATATCTGGCTGATCGCGGTATTACGATGGAGTCGATCCGCTATTATAAGTTGGGATTCTGCGCTAGCGGTGAGTATCGCAATCGTATCATTATCCCCTCTTTTGACGAGGAGGGCTACTGCAATTACTTTGTTGGGCGCACCTACACCGGCGACAGTTATAAATATAAAAACCCACGCGTGTCCAAAAACGTGGTCTTTAACGAGCTTTTAGTCGACTGGAACAAGCCCGTAATTTTAGTAGAGGGACCGTTCGACGCGCTCAAAGCGCGGAACTCAATTTGCATTCTAGGTTCAACAATAAACATTAAATCAAAATTGTTTTCTAGGCTCGTGGAGAAACAGCCACCGGTCTATGTAGGCTTCGACGATGATGCGCTACAAAAGTCTTTACGAGTGATTAAAAATATGTTAGAATATGGGCTGGAGGTTTACCAGATGGATACCTCCGACGTTGAAGATATAGGGTCTCTTAGCCCAGCAGAGGTCGAGAAACTAAGAGAAGGAGCGGTACCGATGAGTTTCGAAAATTTTATTTTTTCATCGTGCCGATAGTGGGAAAATATGAAATTTGCACACATTGCAGATACACACATAAAAAATTTAAAATATCATTATGAGTACAAAAAAGTCTTCGAAAAGCTTTATAAAATGCTTAGAGAAGAGAAGGTAGATTACATTATTCATTGCGGGGACATAGCTCATACCAAAACGCAACTGTCTCCCGAATTTGTTGATCTTTGTTCGCATTTTTTGGTGGAGTTAGCCGCTATAGCCCCTACTTATGTAATCTTGGGGAACCATGACGGAAACCTCAAGAACAGCAGCAGGCAGGATGCCATCACGCCCATTGTAGAGGCGTTAGACAATCCAAATCTATTCTTGTTAAAGAATAGCGGAGAGGAGGATTTAGATGGAAGCTACAGCCTTAACGTTCTTAGCGTGTTTGATCGTGATAATTGGGTTTCACCTTCAGACAGTGGAAAGATCAATATCGCTCTTTACCATGGCGCTATATCTAACAGTAGGACTGATCTTGGTTGGGTCATGGAGCACGGCGAGGACGACCTATCGATCTTTGAAGGCCACGATTTTGCGTTTCTTGGGGATATCCACAAGACGAACCAGATTCTAGATCACAAAGGAAAAATTCGTTATGCAGGCTCTACCGTGCAGCAAAATCACGGAGAGACTAACGACAAGGGTTTTTTGATTTGGGATATCAAAGATCGGGATACCTTTACCTGCACTCATCATGTTTTAGAAAATCCGCGCCCCTTTATAACGATTGAGCTTACTCCCAAAGGGCGCCTCCCCAGAAATACTAAGCTTCCGGAACAGGCGCGGCTGCGCCTTGTCTCTAATAACAACTTATCGCTGGATGCCATGAAAAAGGCGGTGGAGATCGCCAAGCATCGTTTTAAGCCAGAACACATCACTTTCTTGAACCGCGCAGCCGGTACCGGCGGAAGCGTCGAGTCTATGGCCACTAATATTGAGGCGGATAACTTGCGCGACTCGGTGGTGCAAAAGAAGCTTATCAAAGAGTATCTAAAAGACTTTCAACCTGAAGACGAATTAATGGAGCGGGTTTTAAAATTAAATTCCAAGTATAATTCTCTTATCGAGGACAAAGAAGAAATTCATCGCAATATTAATTGGCGTTTGGAGCGTCTCGAATGGGACAATCTTTTTAACTATGGCGCTGACAATGGAATTGATTTTACAAAGTTCTCCGGAATCGTGGGCGTCTTTGGTAAAAACTTCTCTGGAAAATCTAGTATTGTGGACAGTGTTTTATACACTCTCTTTAATAGCACTTCAAAGAATGAGAGGAAAAACCTCAATATTATTAATCAGAATAAAGACTCCGGCAAAGGATCTGTGACGGTTTCAATCGGGAACAAGAGATATTCAGTTGTTCGTGAGTCCGAAAAGTATGTCAAAAAGCTTAAGGGTGAAGAAACGCTCGAAGCCAAGACTGACTTGAATTTTGAAGTTTATGATGAGGTGACGGACGAAACCAGAAGCCTCAATGGTCTCACGCGCTCAGACACCGATAGGAATATTCGCAAGTATTTCGGCGCAATGGACGATTTTCTGCTTACGTCGATGTCTTCTCAACTTGGCTCTCTTGCTTTTATCAGCGAAGGATCAACAAAGCGCAAAGAGATCCTGGCCAAGTTCTTGGACTTGGAAATGTTTGATATTAAACACAAAGCTGCAAAAGACGACGCTTCCGATTTGCGCGGCGCTCTAAAAAGGTTGGAAGGTCGGGACTTTAACGAGGAGATCACGGAGGCTTATAAGAACCTCTTATATAACGAAAATGAGACGAAGAGGCATGCTAAAAAGTGCGCAAAGCTCAAAAAGGACCTTGGGGCGCTCACGAGCGAAACAAGCGATTTAACAAGGCGTATTGATGCAATTCCTGCCGAGATCATTGATGTCGACGAAATTCATGAGAATCTGGAGAAACGGATCGAAGAATTAGAAGAGATTGTTAGAAACCTTGCTTCCAATGGGACAACCCTTGAAGAAAACAATGAGTTACTTACCAAGATTACCTCTTTTGTGGATGTTTTTGATATCGAAGAAGTCAAAGAAAAGCAAGAGATTATCCAGGACAAAAGGAAAGAATTCGATGAAATCATTAATGAAATCGGCAGCCTAGACATACAGCGAAAAAATCAAGAAAAGAAGAGCAACCTTCTAAAGGAAGTGCCTTGCGGATCCGAGTTTTCTCATTGCAAGTTTATCAAAGACGCTTATGTGGCTGTGGACAACCTGAGTATTACGCAGAATATTAAAGAGTCTTTGGAGGATAAAAAAGGAACGATTCTTAATGAAATCGAGAAGTTAAACCCTACAAAGGTAGAGGAATACCAAGCAAACTATAATTCACTGCTGGAGAAAAAACAAGCCCTGGATGGGGAGATACTCAATCTTTCTCTTAAGTTAGAGCGCGACGAAACTCAAAAAAGCTCTCTGGAGAAAGAAATAGACAATCTAAAGCAAAAAGAAGAAGAATACAATGAAAACAAGGAGATAATCGAAGGGAAAGAGGCGCTTGTTAAGCAATTGGCCGATTTACAAGCTGCAGCCACTATTAACGCCAAGGACTTGGAAGGGTGCGAGCAGGAGTTGCTAGAACTTTATAAAGAGCATGGCTCTCTCGAACAAAAGGTCGCAGCATTGGAAGAGCAAAAAGAAGAGCTATTAAATCTCCGCGAAGAATACGCGGCTTACGATCTTTTCATGAGATGTACACACAGCAACGGCATCTCTTATGATATTATCAAGAAGAAGCTTCCTCTTATCAACAATGAAATAGCAAAGGTGCTAGCCAATGTTGTAGAGTTTGAGGTCTTTTTTGAGAATGACGGCCGCCACTTAAAGATTTACATTAAACACCCGCGTCACGAACCGCGTCCATTAGAAATGGGAAGCGGCGCAGAAAAGACAATTGCAGCCATGGCCATCCGCCTGGCTCTTTTGACAGTTTCCAATTTGCCAAAGTCAGATTTATTTATTTTAGATGAACCAGGAACCGCTCTTGACGCAGATAACATGGAGGGGTTCATTTCTATTTTAGAATTGGTTAAGTCTTACTTTAAAACGGTGCTGCTCATCTCCCATTTGGACTCTCTAAAAGATTGCGTCGACATGCAAATAACCATCGATAAACAAGACGGTTATGCCCGTGTCATGGAAATTTAAAAGAGCGATAATTGCTTTAAAAACTAATTAATCTTATGGTTTGGTATGTAAATTCTTCATTCGGTTCGGACGCCACCGGCGATGCCACAAATATGGCCACCCCCCTTGCAACAATCGGCGCCGCCCAGGCTAGCGCTAGCGGCGGTGGTCCGGACCAGATTATCGAAATTACCGATGAGGGGCGTTACTATGAAGGCGAGTTCGCATTCAATTATAATGGTTGGACGGTTCGACATACCGCTAGTGAGCGTGGCCGGCCCCAGATTCTTGGCACCGATCTCGGCCCGGGCCAATTGCAATATTTCGTTCGATTTGATAATATAACGGGCGCGTATTTTCAAGGGTTGGAGACGGGGGACTTCGCCTCTTATATCTTTCACAACGGAGATCAAAGCACCGCCGATGACCGCCGCGTTGTAAGCATGTCCGGATGTTTTACCCACAGCGTCCCTAGGCTTACTTATTTCAGCCTTGAAGGAAAGTCTTGGGACACCAACGAGAGTTCCAGCTTTGAAGACTGTGCCTTCTTTTTTAAGACCGCGGGTGTTGACGCCATTCGCGTCAACCAATTCGCCAAATTCAACAATTGTCTTATAACGGGCACATTGCCATATGATGACATGCTCCTCAACTCCTATAATGACCTTACCTGCACAGCTAGCTTTTGCACTTTCATTGCGAGACCCACAGGCGACATCGATGCGACCCCTATCGTGCGAATCGGGAAAATAATTAATTCTATAGTCGTCGCCACGAGTTCATATGCAGATTACGGAGTTGCATCAGACGATCACTCCTATTGCGCCGTATACGCGGGAACCGCACGATGGAGAAACCAGGCCAACGATGCAAACGGTTCAGCCGGCACAGGGGATCTTGAATTGAACGATATTGGAGACGTAGGGTTTCAGGATTCCAGCGCTATTAACGCCAATCCAATGTCTGCAGTCATAGGAAGTTATATTCTTCAAAGCGACAGCGTACTTTCGCAGCGCGGCTCAGCTTACGAGGGCATAACCACTGATATAAGCGGAAGCAGCCGAACAGTCACCAACCAAGCATGGAACTCTGAAACGGTCTCAAGTTACCCCGACTTTTCAGACACCTTCGTTATTAACAAATATCTCCAACAACCTTCACAATACCAATATGCCCCCGAAGGTGAGGATGCTTCTTATTATATAGGATGCTTTACGGGAATGTCAGAAGGATCCGGCGATGCCGGCGCATATGACGGGATATTGACATCCGATCCTGGCAATCTTCCTTTCTCTTACGCAGTGGCTGGGCCACCCGGAATAAGAAGGCGAACAGTGGCTTACGTGGCCACTCAGGGCACCGATCCTAAAACCGTGATAGAATAAAATTTATGGACTAATTAAACTAACCATAAAGGAGAATCAATATGGAATATTTACAAAAAGCAACCGGCTGGGCAAAACAGCTAGTGGACCTCAGTGTTTCGATTTTAGCGTTAGCAGTCGTATTGCAAGTTCTCTTTGGCACACAGACGGCATTTTTCCCAGTGGATGTTGTTGGAAATGTGGTAGCCATCACCAAAACTCTTGGAAGCGAAGGTCTTGTTGGCCTCGTAGCCGCATGGGTATTGTTGACCATCCTTTCTAGAAAATCCGAGCCGTGAGGTAAGTTTTTATGAAGCAAGTTTTAGATACGGCTTTAAGTAAGATAATGTCGCGGAAGCTGATGGTATGGGGTACTGCCACTATTTTTATGTTTATGGACAACGTACCATTAGCTTCTGAAGACTGGGTGGCTATTTCTTTGGCCTATATCGGGCTAGAGGGTCTTGCTGATATCGCCAGCCGCTGGAGACACGGCCGATGAAAATTACACAATCACGTTTAAAGCAGATAATTCGCGAAGAACTGCGCGCTTTACGGCAGATGCCCGAGATAGCTGATGTCATTGAGCAAGGCAGAAATTCGATGGATTTGGTGGAGATCACCAACGAAATAGGCGCGCTTATTGTGCAAAATCACTATACTGCCATTGAGGATCATGATGAAGGCATAGCAGGCGTCGCTAGCGATGTTGTCGCAGAGTTCGAAAAGGTGTTGATGCCTTACATGAATGATTATTTTGGTGACGCCAAGGGTCATGCAGACAAACTTGGAACAACCACAGAATGGCTTGAAGAGGCCATCCACGACGAGCTTAAAGAGTTAAAGGATGAATATGTTCCTTAAAACCGCATGGGTTACATTAAAAAAGATTGGCATATGGCTTAAGCATAATTGGTATGTGCCCGCCATTGTGCTTTATACAATTGTGTTATGGTCCTTTTTTCGGAGAAAAGGCGCCGCCCAGGAGGTACTAGAAGTTCGCAATGAATCTTATCGCAAACAGATCGAGGCCATTAATGAAGCGCACAGAGAAGAGCTTGAAAAGCGAGACAAGATCTTAGAGAAGTATAACGACCTTGCCTCCAAGTTGGAAGAAAAACATTCAGAAGATCAAGAAGAGTTGGACGCGCAAAAAAAGAAAGAGCTTAAAGAAATGATTGAAAAGTATTATGATAAGCCTGATGAGTTGGCGCAATTGCTAGCCGACAAATATGGGTTGGAGTATGTTGAATAAGTTTATAGTATTGATAGCGGTCTTGTTAATGGCCATCCCAACCGCCGCCATGGCGGACCCACCCGAGGTCCCACCCCAACCTCAAATAACAAGCATAGCAAAGGACCAACCCGCCCCTTATAGCGGCGTCCTCCTTAACACAGTGGCTGCAGCTAAGATTTTTACAGAGAAAGAGTTCGTCGACATGGAATGTGAATTGCGCATCGAATATGCGGTGCAAAAGGAAATTCTTCGTTTAAATTTGCTTCTTGAAACAAGCCAGGCATCCATGGACTCCATGGATAAAAAATATACGGCGCTTCTAGATATAAAAGACCAGGAAATCGAAAGGCTTAGCAAGATAGCTACCGAAACAAACGATTATTCGTCTCTATGGTTTGCCGGCGGAGTAGTAGCTGGGATTGTTACGTCCATTGTTATCGTCTATGCTGTAAATCAGGTAAATTAAATTGGCGGCTTCATAATTATAATTGTACGCATATGAGCAAAAAGGATCCCAATAAAATAGCCTCTATTGAAAAGGCGATAGTTAAAAAGTTCGGCGAAGAGGCCATCACAAATCCGCGCTCATTATGGGACGATGAAAAAGAGAAAGAGTATCTCAAGCAGTCCAAAGAGTTTTATAATAAAAAAAGAAAATCGCTCGAAGACTCAGAGAAAATCGAAGAAGATGGTTTTTTAGTATCTAAAAATCTAATTACTAGGAAAAATAAAAGAAAATGCCCCACTTGCGGAACGTTTTCTTTCGAGATAAAAGACGACCTTTACATGAACAAATTTGAGTGTTGCTTTGAATGCTATATTCAATGGGTGGAAGGTCGCGAAGAAAGATGGTTAAAAGGTTGGAGGCCTCCAAATGAGAAAAAAGAACAAAAAAAGAATTAATCCCCGGTATTTTTTACACGAGACGGTTTTACGAGAACAGGCTGACTCTATTGTAGTCGCGCTCGGCCAAGTGGCTTCCGCGGTCAACTGCGAAAATCCAGAGTTAGGTAGCGATTTTACAAACCAACTAGGGAAGCTCCGCGCCGCCCTCCCGGACTTCAATACCAAACCCGGAAAGCACTTACTCGGTCAGGTCAACGCCTTAGAGCAGCACAAAGCAGGGCAAGATCACGGCCCCATGCGCGATGCGATTAGGGCTTTAGAAACTTATTTTTCCCAAACACTCGGAGGCGAATGGGACGGCAACCACTACAAAGAATTGTCGAAATGTAAGAAAGAACCAGTTCACCCAATGACTGGGCCCGACACGTCTTCAACAAGATGGGGCTAAAACCCCCGAACAAGGAGCAAACTAATGGCTAGTGTATATGATATAGTAAAAGGAATCAATCAAGCGGCAGCAAATGCGTATGACGGCACACAAGTTGCCGGTTATAACGCTGATGACAAAGCAATCAAGATTGGTTTACGACGAGAGAAAGGCAACCCAATCACCGATTCCAGAGTGATGGACGGCTTTAAAGTGCGCATTAGCGGACCTAAGCTTATTGTCTCCTACCAAACAGAACTACCAATGCGGGACGTTCACAACACCAAGCTTGATGAAGAAATTGAACAAATCTATGCGGACATCGTCAAGTTTCTCAAGAAAGAATACAAGAGTATCACAAAGGAAACCCTTAAGCTTAAAGACGACGGCCCATGCCGCATTCTTCTGCAGAACATGTCGCGTGTCCGGACCTGGGCCGAGTGCGAAAAGATCTATACTATCCAGGGATTAAAAGATGTTGTTGAAGTCGGCGAACCTTCCAAAGAGGGCCTTGAAAAGCGCTTCAAAGATTTTCTAGAACAAGGGGGCCTGGGCACGCGACCTAAGAACGATAAACGCAAAAAAAGTGAATAATGTCGTACAAGCTTACCAAAAAGCAGATTATCAAAGAGGTAGTCAAATGCGGCAAAACTCCCCTCTATTTTATAAACAACTACTGTAAAATCCCCCACCCGGGCAAAGGGCTCATCCCATTTAAAACCTACGATTTTCAAGACGATCTCGTTGAAGAAATGGCTCTTCATCGTTTCGTCATCTGCCTTAAGGCGCGCCAACTAGGAATCTCAACGATTACAGCAGCTTACATTGCATGGTTGGTCTTGTTCCATCGCGACAAAAATGTTTTGATTGTGGCAACAAAGCTAGCCACAGCAGCGAACCTTGTGCGGAAGGTCAAGATCATTTTTAAGAACCTCCCCAACTGGATGAAGATTTCCGAACTAACGGTAGACAATAAGAATAGCATTGAACTTGGAAACGGCAGCCAGGTCAAAGCGTCGTCGACCAGTGGCGACGCCGGCCGTTCAGAAGCGCTCTCTTTGCTTGTTATTGACGAGGCCGCGCACATCGAAGGCTTGGAAGACCTATGGACGGGCCTTTATCCTACCATTTCAACAGGCGGCCGATGCATCGCGATTTCTACGCCTAATGGTGTTGGCGATTGGTTTCACGAGACCTATATTAATGCAGAGGCAGGCCAGAATGAATTTGTCGCAACGCGACTAGCATGGGATGCCCACCCTGATCGCGATCCCGAATGGTTTGAAGTCGAGACAAAGAACATGAGCCGCCGTCAAATTGCGCAAGAGTACGAATGTAATTTTAATACATCGGGGGATACGGTCGTCCACCCGGATGATATTATGCGTATCAAAGCGGCTGTGCGCGAACCTACTCATAAAGTTGGTTTTGATCGCAACACCTGGATATGGGAAGAACCAAAGAACGAAAACAATTATTTATTGGTTGCGGACGTTTCGCGCGGGGACGGCAAAGACTTTAGCACGTTCCATGTTTTCAAGCTAGAAACCTTAGAGATCGTATGTGAGTACAAAGGCAAGCCGGCTCCCGATCTGTTTGCCGAAATCACTTACACGACTGCCCGAGAATATAACAAAGCTCTCTTGGTGGTAGAAAATAATTCCGTTGGTTTCCATGTTTTAGAAAAGCTCCGAGAGAAAGAGTATGACAATATTTATTTCTCCAAGAAGGGGACGCATGAGTATGTCGATCAATATGTTGCGGAGGGTAACTCGAATGTCATTCCTGGTTTTACCACTTCTAATAAAACGCGCCCTTTGATTATAGCAAAGTTCGAAGAGTTCATAAGAAACAAAATGTTAACTATTTATTCTAGCCGGTTAGCGAATGAATTAGATACTTTCATTTGGCGAAACGGGAGGCCCGAGGCCCAAAGATCGTATAACGACGATTTGATCATGGCCGCTGCAATCGGCTGCTGGGTACGCGATACCGCAATAATTGAAAATCAACGAGATACAGCATACAAAAAAGCTTTTCTAGATGCTATAATGACAAGCAACTCACAACTAGACACCAGAGTTCCGGGACAGCAGAAGCGGAGCATGTTGGAAAGAGCTTTTGATGAGCGGCAAAAAATGAAAGATCATATGTGGATCTTAAAAGGATAAAATATGGCTGACGGCACAAAGACACGCAACCCTGACTCACCTCTCTTTAAACGACTTACACGGTTGTTTTCAGGACCCATTGTAAATTTTAGATCTCAAAATACTCGACAACTACGCCGCAGAAAACTTGACAAGTATGCGCGCACATTCAAAGATGTGGCGGGACAGAAGTTTGAACGACTTGGGTACAATCCTTTGGACAACTACTCCTCGTACTCCATGGACGCCCAAAGCCGACTCACCCGCTACTCAGACTTTGATCAAATGGAGTATACTCCGGAACTGGCCAGCGCGCTAGATATTTACGCAGACGAAATGACGACCTTCAATGTTTACAATAAAATGTTGAAGATTCAATGTCCGGATGAAGAGATCAAACAATTGCTGGAGACTTTATTTTATAAAGTATTGAACTTAGAATTTAATTTGTTTGGCTGGTCCCGAACAATGTGCAAGTATGGCGACTTCTACCTATACCTGGATATCGATGCCGAGATGGGGATTAAGAATGTCATCGGGCTCCCCACACGAGAAATCGAAAGGCTGGAGGGCGAGGACAAAAACAACCCCAATTATATTCAGTATCAGTGGAATTCCGCCGGCGTCACTTTCGAAAATTGGCAAGTGGCCCATTTCCGCATCCTAGGTAATGATAAATTTGCCCCGTATGGGACGTCAGTCTTGGACTCGTCTAGAAGAATTTGGCGTCAGCTAACCCTTCTAGAGGATGCGATGATGGCGTACCGAATTGTGCGGTCGCCTGAGCGAAG